AGTTGCCCGATAGTGCATTCTGCTCCAGTGATGCTTTTACAAACCACGCTGCCTGAACTATAACGCCATGAATCCAGCGCAAATCAGCATCGCGATCTTTCTTTTTCATCTTTTCGCCACTTAAGGCCTTGCTTATGTGGCTGCGTACCAGGTCTTCATGTAATTCCTTCGCCTCCTCAATGGTGAAACCACCAGGCAGAAGAGCCGGAGTTACCGGAGAGCTGGTTGACGCTTCCGGGATTTTCCGAAAATTATTGGTTGACGAATCTTTATTTTCCCGAAAGTTTCCGGACTGAAGCATGGCTTCGCGGCAATCGTTCCAGCCTGTAGCGTATGCAGCCGCTTTGCTGCTGCCTTCAACTGGCGCATCCTGCCAATACATTTCTTCCGGCACTATCGGCGCTGGAGGGGCGGCAAATAGATATCCGCCAAAGTCAGGAAGCTCTCTAATGGCCTGTACGAATTTTTGTTTGCCTACGTCAACCCCTAATGGGTAATGAGCTATAATCTTTGCCACCGGCTCTGCTTCCAGCGATGCCAGCGCAATCCGTGCCAGCTCTTCCGCTTCTTCTGCTGGAAGCACAACGTTGCTACCCGGTCCGTATGTTTCGCGCCAATGCTGGATTGTCAGCAGTCGCTCTTTGGTAATAGTGATCATGCCGCGTTTCCTTCTTTCTTATTAACAATTACACCGTCATATATTTCATTAAGGTGCCCTCTCAACTCCATGCGCCTTAATGCAGATAACATGTAATCGCATTCAACCTGCTTATTTCCAGTAAATGGCTTATCGTCAGGATTACCCCAACAGCAATTACCCTTGGGCCACCCATGTACTTTCCGTACTCTTCCGTTAACAACGTGAAGTAATCCCCAGCCGGGAGGTAAATCCTCAACTGAAATAATTCCCGGCTCACTAATAAAGAATCGCCAGTCGCCCATGCCAAGTGAGGGATTTTTACGGAAACGCTTATTTCTATCTGCCAACAAGTCAGCACGAGAACACTTCGCCTCTATCAGGCATGATGCTGAATTTCTGAACCCCATAGCATCTGGCTGTTCTCCGGTACTGGTTACAGCTATAAAGCGGTCATGAAAACAAACCTTGAACCCGTTGCGCTTAAGGAACTTGTACGCAATCTGACAGAGTTCGCGGTGTGTTAACGCCATATCACTCTCCTTTAGTGCGCAAATGTTTTTTCCAGCGGTTTTGCGCCGCGCTGCGCTTATCTTTGACTCCCTCTCTGGCAATTCCAGAAAATGAGAACAACACCACACGGCGATTGCTAACTCTCAACCACTGGCTGGGGTAGCAAAGTCTGTATACACGGGAAATTAGCATCTTGGCTTTACGATTGTTGGTTGCCATATCGTTCATCCTTTGATGTCTGTATTTACAGCCTGGCAAGCCTCTTCGAGCACCCAGTCAACAGCGTCTTTCCACGCACCAGTCCCAACTGGCGGATTCTCATTTTTTACCTGCTCATAAAAACGCACCGCTTTAACCAGTCCTTCAGGCACTACCGGCGCTGGTAAGGCAGCGTGACAGTAGAGTGGCATAGTTTTGTACAGTGGTTCGCCAGGACTTCCGTCAACCTGATTCCATTCTTCAACCCAGGCATCAACAACCGCTTTGCTGGTTGATACATGTTCTTCTGAATCTACATTTTGTCCTGATATACAGAACATAACTGGCTCTGCTGCCAGTGATGCCAGCGCAATCCGTGCCAGCTCTTCCGCTTCTTCTGCTGGAAGCACAACGTTGCTACCCGGTCCGTATGTTTCGCGCCAATGCTGGATTGTCAGCAGTCGATCTTTGGTAAAAGTGGTCATAGCTATTTCACCTTAATCTCAACATTTCGCAGCTTTAGCTCTACTGGCAGGTCTGACTTTCCTGTTAATGCTAATGCGAGATTTTCTGGAGTAGTGAGAACAGTTATTGTTTTCCCCCTCGCCAGACGAATAATCATGTGTATCTCGCTATCGTCACATGCTCCTGGTCGAACAATTGAGATTTGTCCGTTCATCTCACTCTCCTTTGATGCGAATGCCAGTAGCGCGGATTGCATCGATGACTTCAGAAACTTTGTATGCCATTACCGTTTGGTAATCATCGTGAAAATCTGTTCGATGAAGCATGCTGCTACGTTCCGGGAGCAGTATTTCCCGCGCTTCCAGTTCTGCAATGCGCTTTTTTGCTGCTTCCAGTTCATCCAGTAATTCCAGCACGGTAGCCGGATTAGCCTTGGCAACAAAATCCCGGACTGGCTTACAATCAATCTCCGCAATGGGTTGATACGATGTGTAGCCATGCTGTCTTGTATAACTACCGTGACGAATAACGAAAAAATCACCATTTATTTTTTTAGCCTGCCACTTATCTTCACCGGCTTTCTCTGCCGCTTCACGCAGTGCCTGATAGTCAATCTTGCTCACTGGTTGCCTCCTTTGCGAAGCCGTTCCGCCCATTCTTCAAGGGATTTCTCTGCATATTCACCGGACAGGCCATCAATCGGATGCGATTCATTAGCTAACTCTTCTTTTGCTGACAGAATCATGCGCGTAACGTCGAAAACTTCACGTAAAGACTTATTGATAAATCCGTGGTTGAAAGCAGCAGCAAGACGGCTTGCGGTATAGTTAATCCCCTCGTTGCGAGCCTCCGCACGAATTTCAGCCAGAAAAGCATCGGTGGCTGGCATATTTCCTGTTGCCTTCATGGCCTCCAAAATAACCAGAACGCCATCTCGCCCAACCACCTCAGCGATAACCTCGGTGTTGTCGCCAACAACATCGCATAATGCCTGAACTGCCTTACGAGCCAGCTCATTCTCCGCCGCAAGCGCCGAAAACTTCTCGTGTGCCAACTTAACAGCCGAATCAGCCTGCTTAATTGACTCAATCGCTTTCTGCTGGTCTTCGGACAGAGCCGAAATCTTGGCCTCCGCTTCAGCAAATTTACGCACAAGATATTCAGCGTTTGTTTCGTTAACCTTTAAATCACATGGGATGCATTTACCTTTCAGAAATCCATCCATCTCAATTAGTGTCATTTGTTTCATTTCTTCCCACTCCGCCACATCGCATTCAGA